AACGCCGCCAGGTCGAAACAGGTCTGTTTCCCAACGTACTGGCACCACGCCCATTCCAGCATGGCGCCCTGGATCTCCATCCGGTCGGCCTCGATGTTCGTGATATCCTGGCAGGCGTCACACACGAACCTCATATCAGCGCCCCCGGCCGTGTGTCCGGCGTGTAGTGGAGCTTGGTTGCGCGGGCGTTCTGATGGTACTCCGGGCGGGTAAATTTATAGCCCCAGTGTTTGGCGGCGGTGAAAAGGGCCGCATAGCCATCCTCGGCGCGGACGGTCACTTTCTGATCGCCATATGTAACGGAAAAGTGGTTCTGTCCGGTGTATCCAGCCTGCGCGATCACGGCGGGGCGCCGCGGCGCCCGCTCGCCGGGGTAGTCGATGCTATTTCGCAATGTGTTTGCGCCTCCTTATCTGGTTGTCGGCATGGACCATCTGCTTTCCCGCTGCAAGATCGGGCTGCAGGCTGTCCCTGTCGCGGTGGTTGACGTCGTAGATGTGGTTCCGGATGCTCTCGTAGAGCGTCCAGGTGCAGCACCCGGCGCGGCATGTGCCGCTTCGGTCCGGGCAGTTCCGGCCGCAGGGCGGCGGGATGGGCCGCATGCGCGGCGCAAAATAATCCACTTCGCTTCCTCCTGTACGTGCTGCAGCCATGCCGCGAGCGTTTGCAGCGCCGTCTCGCGCTGCAGCAGGTCTTCGACCGTGTCCCGGTCGACGCGCGGCATGCTCTGCAGGATCTCCCGGTCATTGGCGCAGTCATCGGCAAAGGCCAGGACGGCGTCGATGATGTCGGCCAGCTGATCCGGCCGGAGCTCTACCGGTATCTTTGGCTCGTCCTTCACCGGCTTCACAGGATCCCGTAGGTCGTCAAGCCCAGCGCGATCGCGCCGGTCGCGACGCAGGCGTCGGTCATCTCTGCGTACCCGGCGATCACCGCCAGCACGAAGGCCGCGCCGCCCAGCCACACGCAGCAGGTTTTCACCACCCGCCGCATGGCCTCCCGGTACCGCAGCTCCTCCAGCAGTCGCTCCTGCCGCTCTCTGGTCTCTTCCTCCGGCTCATACCCGAGCCGCTCTGCAAGATTGGTTCCCATTCTGCGTCCTCCTTCGTCTCCGGCAGACGTTCTGCCGATTCTACCAGTGCCATAAGCCGCTTGTAGTTCTCCGTCCTTTCCCTGTCGCGTTTTGCGAGGTTTGCATACCGTTCAGACAATTCCGCCACTTGCGCGTGTGCAGCCATGTTCTCGTGCTCATTCGCCGCGTTGTTTGTCACGATCACAAGCAGTTCCAGTGTGTGCTTCAGCTCAAACCAATCGTCTCCGCTGAGAATCAGTTTCCGCATTCCGCTTATCCTCCTTCGTCTCCTGCATCCGCCTGACGAGCCGCGCCAGACGGGCGTTTTGCGTCTCGAGCTTCTGCGCGTCCAGGTCAAGCCCCTTTCGCTTCAGCCCGTTTATAATCTGCGCCGCCTGGCACTCACACACCATCGCCGCTTCGATCAGATCATGCAGCTCCTGCGCATCCAGCGTCAGGGTGTAGGTCTTTACCTTCGCCATAATATCGACTCCTATGTACGCGCCTTGCGGCGCGTTTAATTGCTGGCCGCGGGCAGACGCCCTTCGGCTGCGGCCCGCTCGAGGATCTGCCACGCCACGCGGCGGGCAGCCTGCCGGTTGGCCTCTTTCTGCTCCGGCGTCAGCCGGCGCAGGTAGTTGTCGGCGATATACGCCGTGCAGTTTGGGAAATGATACTCGGCCACGATGTGCGGCTCTTCGTCCGCGATCGGGTCATACGGTTTTCTCATGGTTCAGCCTCCTTCCGGCGTTAGTTTTTCCATATTTTGCAGATTTACGCTGGCTGTTCTTTCTTCTCGCTCATCAGCTTTGCCGCCGTAGCCACGCCCTGCATATAGGCGATCATGACCTCGATCTGCTGCTGGTTCATGTGCTTCATCTCATGCAGCACACCCTCGACCTGCTTCTTCTGTTCCTCTGACATTGTTCTCACCTCGCTCGGTTTATTTCTTGGTTATACGTTAGCATACCTCAGAACCGTTGTCAAGCATAATTTCATTTCTTGGTTATATTTTTTCTTGACATTTCATTTCCGTTGTGGTACCTTGTGGCTAGAAGGTGGTGAAAAGCTTGAATACAATCAACGATCGAATCGCTTATTTAATCAAAGACCTTGGTATCACAAAAACGAAATTTGCCGAAACCATCAACTTGAGCCAGCCGTTCGTGTCCGCCGTTTGTTCCGGTTCAAAAATGCCCAGTGACCGCACAATCTCGGATATCTGCCGAGAATTCAATGTTTCGCTTGCTTGGCTGGAGGACGGCGAAGGGGAAATGTATGTCCAGCGCAGCGAAAATGAACGCATGGCGATGCTCTTTACCGACGTTCTGGCCGAAGCCGACGAATCCACACGCAAACGCGGCATTGCAGCCGCCCTCGAAATGCCCCCGGAGTTCTGGGACAACATCCTCGAATACGCAAAAAAAATCACCGGAAGCAAATAACCTGCTTCCGGTGTTCTTTTTTATTCGTCAAAATGTATAGAAAGCGTCTATAGCGCTTGACCACTCCCGACATTTTCTGTATTCTGTTAAAGGGTGGTATTTTTATGGATGGCCTGATGCTTCTTGGTCTAGTCATTCTATTTCTTGCCGAAATTCTATTCTTTTATTTTCTTCGTAAACTCATTTCTTATTTATACAATCTGCCCGACAGGCATCCACGCAATAAGAAATCAAAACCCACGGATGCTTCCAGTGAAAGCTTGTCTCCCGCTCCTTCTGGCTCCGCTTCTCATCGGCTTGAACTCCCGCCCAACATCACGCACCTCGCCTTAAGTACGCCGGTTGTCCACCGCGATGATGAGCATCCATTCGAGCCGTCTGTGGTAGAAGCGCGTAAGCCAACGGTCAAATACGAACCTTCCTGTAACCCAAGCCCCGCAGCCGCGTCTTCCCCTCGTTCCCCGGATCCTCAATGGCCCGCACGGCGCAAAAAAATGCTGAACGGATGTTTAACCTTTTTTCTGCTATATGCCATTATCGCCGGGATCGCCGTTGTGCTTGCGTTTCTCCCAAATTGGCTGTTCCCATCAAAACCAGCAACTACTCCATCTGGCAATGATCGTCCGTCCGGCTATGTCTCTAGCTGTTACATCGGGAATATTGATACAAAAAAATTTCACCATTCGTATTGCCCCTATCTCCCTGACAAAGATAATCAAATAGAATTTGATTATCGCGATGATGCTATAGACGCTGGGTATGACCCATGCGGGCATTGTAACCCATAGCTTTCTGCCGGAACGATTTCCCGTTCCGGCGCTATAAAATTCTGTAGATTTCTCAAATTTTTGTGCATTTTTTCGTGCAACATTCCGGGTTTACATTTTGTCCGCCGCGGCATATACTATAGACACAGCGAAAGCTGCGAATCAAGCCTTTGGAATTGACCCCCCACGATCAGGGGAGTGCCAGATCCAAGGGCTTTTGATCGTTAATGGAGGGGTATTATGTCTAAAACCGCGATTCTCGTTGATGGCGGATTCTTCCGCAAGCGTTCCAAATTCCTTTGGGGCGAGCATTCGCCGGAAGTTACTGCTGACGCTCTGGCTACATACTGCAAGCGGCATCTTCGTGAGCACAATATCCGCCACGACCTGTATCGCATCTTTTACTATGACTGCCCTCCGGTAAACAAACAGGTTTACCATCCGCTTTACAAGCATACCATAAATCTCGGTGCGACCCCGGAATATGCCTGGATGTGCGAATTTCTCGCTTGTCTGAAGACAAAGAGGAAATTCGCACTTCGCCTCGGCAAGCTGGATGACAGCAACACCGTGTACTCGCTCTGCTATGATACCATCAAAAAACTTTGCTCCGGCACTATTTCGCCCGCCGAATTCACGCCGCAGGACTTTGAGCTTTCCATCCGGCAAAAAGGCGTGGATATGAAAATCGGCATCGACATGGCGTCCCTTTCCTTTAAGCATCAGGTCGACCAGATCGTCCTGATCGCCGGTGACAGTGATTTTGTCCCTGCCTCCAAACTCGCCCGGCGTGAAGGCGTCGATGTCGTTCTCGACCCGCTCGAACAGTCTGTAAAAGACGATCTGTTTGAGCACATCGACGGTCTGCGCTCCTGCGGCAACCCTTTCCCTGTCGAATAATTCCCCGCCGGAACGGTTTCCCGTTCCGGCGCTTATTTTATGATGTTCCGCAGGAATCGCAGGATGATTTTCAGCTGATCCAGTGTGGCCCGCTCTAAAATGTTTTCAATCCGTTCCATCGTCTTTTCCATCTCCATCTCCATTTCTCCACAAAAACCGCGTTCATTTTTTGTTAATCTTTTCCTCTTGTTCGCGCCTCCCAAAAGTTGTAAGATATAGGTAGGCGTTGCCCGCGCCGCTGGCCGAACAACGGCGCGGGCTTTTGCTTGCGCAGGCGACCGGGAGCCGTCTGTAACTTTAGGGTAGCCTGTCCACGGTAGACTTGTAAAGATATGACAGTTGCTTTTTGCAGTCAGACGTCTTGCTTTTTTGGGGGGGATGACATGTTTTGAAGGAAAAATTATCTGATTTATGCCGTGAGCAGAAGCAGACGATCACTCCGCACAAAACAAACCAGGACGTCGCCGAAAATACCGACCTTTCCGTCGGCACCGTCTCCCAGTTCTTTCGCGGCGACATCAAAAATCCGTCTGTTTACACGGTCGGCCCGATCTGCCGGGAGATGGGCGTTTCTATGGATGAGTATTTCGGCATTCCGCATGATGAGCCTGCCGAGCCTTCCGAGCCTCCCGATGCTGAAAAACTCCGCGCCGAGAACGCGGCGCTTCGTGTGCAGCTTGCTCAGCATCAGAAGTCCCTGCGCATGCACCGGCTTGTAACGCTCATCCTCTTGGGTATTCTTTTGCTGTGTGCCCTTGCGCTTGTGGCCGACGCGCTCATCCCATCGATCGGCTGGATCCGCGCATAAATAAAACCGCCCCGGCCGGCGCCGGAGCGGTATCCGTATAACCTTTTGCCCTTGTGGTGAGAATTTGCCTATGAAATTTACATCTACCTGGAAAATCTCCGACCCGCTCGCGCAGTACATCATTTACCTGCGCAAGTCCCGGAAGGACATGGAGGCCGAAGCCCTCGGCCAGACCGACACGCTCAAGCGGCACCGGGCCGCGCTTTTGTCGCTGTCCGAAAGCCGCGGGCTGAACGTTGTGGAGATCTGCGAGGAAGTCGTGACCGGCGACTCCATTGCCGTCCGGCCGGAGGTGCAGAAGGTCCTGCAGCTCGTCGAGACCGGGAACTATGCGGGCGTCATCGTCATGGAGGTCGAGCGTCTGGCGCGCGGCGACACCATCGACCAAGGCATTATTGCTCAGACCTTTAAATACTCCGACACCCGCATCATCACGCCGAACAAGACCTACGACCCGAACAACGAGATGGACGAGGAATACTTCGAATTCGGCCTCTTTATGTCCCGGCGCGAGTACAACACCATCAAGCGCCGCCTGTCGCGCGGCAAGGAGGCGTCCTTGCGCGAGGGCAAGTGGATCTCCGGCAAAACGCCCTTCGGCTGGCTGCGCGAGAAGCTGCCGAACGACAAGGGCTATAAGCTCGTCCCGCACCCGGAGCAGGCCCCAGTCCTGCGGCAGATCTACAACTGGTACACCGGTGAGGGCTGCGCGCGCATCGGCGCGAAGGCGATCTCCACGCGGCTGAACAGCCTCGGCGTCCCGACCAACTCCGGCAGCCTCTGGCGCGCGGACTCTGTGCTGGATATCCTGCGCAATCCGGCAAATGCTGGCTGGATCAAGTCCGGCGGGCGTCCAGAGACGAAGCGCATTGTCGACGGCGCTGTCGTCGTCAGTCGCCCCCGCACCCGGCAGGAGGATCTGAAGCTTTATAAAGGACTGCACGACGGCCTGATCTCGCAGGAGCAGTACGACAAGGCCGTCGCTCTGAGCTATTCCAGCGCCAGCCCGCGCGGCAAGGGCGCATGGGGGACCGTGACGAGCCTCGCCGGGCTCGTCCGCTGCGACCAGTGCGGCCGCGTTATGGTTCGCCGTCCGTCGTCCGGCAACCGCCGCGATACACTTCTTTGTCCCTCCTACGGCTGCACGACCGTCAGCGCGTGGTATGATGATGTAGAGGACGCCGTGCTTGATGCTCTGCGTGGCTGGCTGCGCGAGCTGGAGCTCGGTGAGGCCGCTGCGCCAGATGACACGCCCATGCGCACCGCGCTCGAGTCCTCGATCGCCGCCGACCGCAAGCAGCTTGCCAAGCTGGAGGCGCAGGAGGCCCGCGCGTATGAGCTGGTCGAGACCGGCGTCTATACGCCGGAGATCTTCTTGCAGCGCTCGCAGGCGCTCGCCGCTGACAAGCAAGTCATCGTCGACCGCATCGATGCCAGCCAGACCACGATCCATGAGCTGGCCCGTGCCAGACAGGCCCGCGCCCGTCTGGCCCCCGCCGTCCGCCGCGTCCTCGAGACCTATCCGCTCGCCGCATCCCCGCAGGAGAAAAACGCCCTCCTGAAAACTGTCCTGCAGAAGATCCTCTACCATAAACAGGCCAAATCCTACACCAAATCCGGCAGCGACATGCACGTCACCCTCTATCCCCTCGCGGATTGATGGTTATACATTTATTCGGTACGCATGAATGAATCCCATCTAAATATAGATTCTATGGCAAGCGGAAATCCCTCCTGGTGACAGGAGGGATTTCTTTATTTTGCGATATGCTCATAATACGCCATGAGCTTCTGTTCCGGCCCCGGGCCGTCTTTATCGAGCAGAAACGCCTTTGCCAGCGCGGCGTAGAACTCCGGGCGGTTGAGTCCGAACTCTACGGCGACGGGGTAGTAGTCCGAGTACATCATGTTCATGGTCACGCCCCACGCCCAGCGCGGGACCGCTGGCGCCTGAATGCCCATGCTCTCGGCCACGGCCGTTGTCTGTTCCATCGTCCAATGCGGGCCTGCCGTGCCGTCGGCGTTTCGCATGTTTGCTGCCCACTGCATCGCCGTTTCGCGATCAAATGTGGCCGTCTCCGGCTCGTCGTGGTCCTCGAGCTTATCCAGCCGGCACAGCAGATCTGTGACTGCTGCGGCCTGCTCGACCGTACGCATGGACACCGGGCACTCCGCGATCTCCCGCAGCGCGGCGTGGAGTTTGTCTTTATACGCCTGCATGATAGCACCTCATGCGAGCTTGAGCAGCCCCGTGCAAAGCTCGATCACGGAGCCTGCGGCCGTGCTGTCGGTCGTCGCCACGAGCGTGAATGTATGATTGACGCAGCAGCAGCACCCGGACAGCTCCAGATCCGTCTCCGTGTGGATCTCCGCATTGCCGGATGCCGGCAGCGTGACGCGCTTGAGCGTGCAGGGCAGCGCGACGCCGTCCATGTACCACTGCAGGGTCAGGACGCCCGCGGCCGTCGCCGCGATGACCGCATCTGCGGCCAGATGATACAGGCCGATCTTGACCGTGTCGTAGCTCTGCGGCTCGACCTGGATGGACGAACCGGAATTGACGACCTTTGCCCCGGCCAGCGTCAGCACGTTTTCGCTGTCTGCCGCGAGCAGTTGGGGCGCGTTATTAAAATATCGGACGCAGGATTTTTGATACGCCCGATTTCCATTGCCGTTATTACAAGCCATTTTCATTACTCCTTCCGTTTGGGCTTATGTGAAGGGGCATTATGCCCCGGATAGCTATATCAGGATGGGTCCGCGTCAGCCGCCGCAGCCGCACGGATTGCAGGGCGGGTTCTGGTAGTACCTGCCCAGCTGGCCGAGGATGTACTGCGACTGCATATAGTCGTTGTTCGCGGCGCGGCTCTGTGCGAGCTCGTCGCGCAGGCGCTGGTTCTCCTGCTGCTGCAGGAGCGTCCGGGTCGCCTCGCCCTCGGCGTGGATGGCCGTCTTGATCTCGCACGCGTTGATGCTGGCGTTGTAGTTGACGCCGTCGATCGCGCGGAGAATGTCGCAGCAGCACTTCTGCTGCACAGAGATGCCGCTCTCCGTGACGGACTGCAAATCGCGCAGCTCGCCGAGGATGTTGTAGGCGTTGTCCTTGACGGCGCTTGTGACGTCGTACGCGCCCTGACGCGTTGCGGCCACGCCCTCGTTGTTCTGGCGCTCCAGAGCCGCAAAGTCCGTTGCACGCTGTACGTCGGCCTGCGTCGCCGGGGCACTCTCGCCGCTGCCGCCGAAGCCTCTGCCCGCGAAGAGCAGGAAGAACAGCGCGATCAGGATGACAATGCCCCATCCGCCGAAGCCATAATCCTTATCCATGGTTTTCCCTCCTTTCTGGGTGGAATGAAATTTGATAGGCGCTTTCGCGCGGTATCACTTGCCGATCTGGCCGACGAGCTCGCCGACCGTCTTGTTTTTGTTTGCCTCGAACCACGCCTCAAAGCCTGGCTGCGAGGCCAGGAAGCTAAGCACCATCTGCGGGCTCTGCCCCTGCAGCGTCGTCTTCGCTGTCTGCAGCAGACCGTTCAGCAGCTTGTTTCCCCCGCCGTTTCCGCCCATCAGGGCCATAATCGGATTTTGCATTGAGCTTTCCCTCCAGTTCTTCGATTTTCCCGGCCATGCTCTGCAGGCCGGCCGTGATCTGTTTCAGCTGCTCCTGCAGCTGGTTTGCCGCCTTTTCCTCTTCTGTCGGCTCCGGGAAGATCCGGAACCGCGCGATGGTCTTGGCCGCCATGCTGTCCGTGCGGATGTAGTACAGCAGGTTCTCGGTCTCGTGCAGCGCGAGCGCGTTGTCGTTCGGCTGCATCTGCAGGTTGTTGATGCTGGCCTCGCTGGCCACGGTCAGCACGCCGAGCTTCGGCGGCTGCGGCGGCAGCTGCGGGCCCTGCGGCCGCGGCATGGGCTGCAGCTGGATCTGCTGCGCGCCGTCCATCTCCCAGCGGCCCGTGTACGGATTGTACGCCATGCGGTATCGCCCCTTTCTGCTACCATTCTAGCGTTTCCCCGTCCCCGCTGGGGGGCATTTGTGTACCATTTGTGTACCATTTGTGGGACATGCGGGCATAGAAAAAGCGCCATGAGCCGTTGCTCATGGCGCTTTCTCTTTGTCCGTTTTCCCTACCAGGCGGCGGGCGATATTGTAGATGTGCGGCAGGCGGCGGGAGATGGTTTTGCGGTCGACGCCGATCTCGGCGGCGGCGTCCATCTGCGGGAGCCTGCCCACGATATAAAGCTTCACAATCTGCTGATCGATCACGTCCAAAAGTCCCTCGTCAGTGACGCGCTCCCAGTCGCTGCGCGTGAGGTGTTCCAGCTCCTTCGGCAGAGCCAGCCGCGCAGTTATGCTTTCGTCACTCCCTTCGGCCCGCCGTCCTGGCAGGTTTTATCTCATGGCAGCAGCCAGTTTTTTCAGGAGATCATCGCCGTACTTGTAGTCGGCGAGATATTTGATCGTGTTGTCCGCCAGTCCGGCCTTTGCCTTGATTGTCTTCTTGGCGTCCTCGACGGCCTTATCGACGGTTTCCGTGTCGTAGTCCACCCACGGGAGCTTGCCGTGCTTCTTCCACACACGGCTGTTGTAGCCGCCCTTGATGCCGATGTTGCCGACACACGTAATCTGTACGCCGTTATCCCAGATCGGGGTACACTCGACCGCGAGGCCGTCTCCGATATACATGCCCCAGTGTCCGGGCATCCACAGGCCTTCTCCTGGGACGAGCTTGTCCCAGCCGGACGCGGATACGTCCTTGCACTTGGCAATCATACCGTCTGCGGAGACATCCGGGACGGCGTTTCCGGCGTAGCGGGCGCCGCCGTGGTAGGCGTTTTTGTTGCCGTTCCAGCCCCACAGGATCCCCTTTGTGAGATTCACGCAGTCAAAGCCAAAGTAGCCCTTTCCGATCAGCCCGCGGAATCTGGCCTGCTTTGCGGCGTCGTACCAGTCCGGGTATTGTTTTGCCTTCTCAGTGATGATCCCATCCGTGACCGGAGATCCGAAGCAGCCCCACATGTACACGGTCTTGTAATTCTTCGCGACTTCGATATGCTTTTTTACAAGCTCGGACGCTCTCATAACGTAACTCATACCCGCTCACTCCCGTACAGCTCGTGGTGCAGCTGCAGCACGGCGGCCTCGATCAGCTTGTCGATCGTTTCCACATCAAATTGAATGCCCTTCTCGGCGAGGAAGTTCACAACATACGCCTTTTTCGCCGCGCCGTCCGTCGCGGTGTACAGCTGCTCCGCCGCCTTTACGCCGATCTCGACGTAGGTACGGAGCGTTTGCAGCTTATCCGCGTCGATCTTCGTCTTGATCCACGGGATCAGAAATGCCGAAACGAGCGCGCTGATGAGCGCGATCACTGCCGAGATGATCTGTGTGTAGTCCATATGTATGCTCCTTTCAATCTTTCAGCACGATCTCTGCGATGCGTGCTGCCGCTTCCGGGCCGTATTTTTCAGCCCATTTATCCATGTACTTCTGCGCGTACTTCGCGCGGTTCTCGTTTTTTGCCTTCCAGAGATAAAACCCGCTGGAAGCTGTTGTTTCAGCCAGCACCGCAAGCGTGATCTCCGTCAGGTCTGCGCCTGCCGCGCAGGCGATAATGAGTGCGAGGCTGACGAGCGCGCTGCAGATCAGCCACTTCTTGCTAAACTCCATTGTGCTCACACTGCTTCTCTAGCTGGTGCAAAAACTTTTTTACATCGCCGTTGCCGCCCAGCTTGACGTATTTCTGCCCGGCGATCAGACGCTCGGCCATTGGCATTTCCTCCGACATGATGGTCAGCCGGAGGATCGCCAGATACTGCTCGTCCTGATGCTCCTGCATTTTCCCGAGCTTTTTGTCGATCTCGGCGAGATGGTCGCCCTGGGAGTCTACCTGTGTTTTCTTCTTCTGCGCTGTGCCGACGATGGCCTGAATGACCGTCGTCAGCGCGGACGAGCCGAGGACGGCGCAGATGATCGTGATGGTTCCAGCATCCATGTTTTTACCTCTTTTCTGTCTTCGCCTGCCACGTGATATCCCTGCCGCAGACGCCGGTCAGGCGGTCGCGGAGGTAGTTCAGCGCCGTCCCGACGCGGTTGAGGTCAACGGCGTTGTATGCGCCCTTCATCCCCGCCAGCCACTCCGCCAGCTCCGCCGCCGTCATGCCCGCGTAGCCCTTCACGGCCAACTCGTGCACGCGTGCGACGTCCGCTGCCGTTCGGTCAGTGATGAGGGTGTCAATAATCGTACTCATAGAAGCTCCTTAACGCCCGTCGGCTTGTTATCAGAATGACCTTAAGGGCCATATCTACATAGTTAGAAGCAAAAGCCAAATGTCACACCGTAGTCAGTAGCAGAACCACTAAATTGATAGAGAGAGCCGCTAGTGTTTATACACTTTACACTGCCTTTATAATTATTGTCCGTGCAGATTGAACGCAGCCACCAATAAGAATTTGTATTGTTATACTGCTTTATGCGACGACTGCTGGCACCTGTATAGTACTCGTACATGGTACCTTCGCCTGCTACCGAATTATAACCTATACCTAGCTCATCGTCACTTAATATAAATAGCTTATCTGCTGTAGAATCTAATTCCGACAAATACGCGCTGGCTCCAGTTAGTTTTGTAACTTCTCGAATCGCAGCCTGCACTTCAGCAGGCATCCTCTTCAAAATAGCCGGCAACGTACTGGTACGCATTGTCGACTTCTGCCATGTGTAAGTAACATTCGAGCTAAGCATTTTAGCTTTGGAATAGCAGACATGAAGTTGGAACGTCAGCGGAGCCTTGCCCGAGCCGTCGGCGTAGTCATCGTGGTTCTTGCCGATGATGTCGATCGCGTAGGTCTTGTTGTTGATCGTCATGTTGCAGCTGTCGCCGACGTTCCATGTGTTGGGAACTTGTTTCTCTTGACAGGCCTTAATAATTGCAGCCCAGCTGTTATTTCCGAACACGGGGTCGATCATGGCCAAATCGACATTAGCTGTCCCAACCACAACATCTGCCGTCTTTGTTGTGCTTGCTGTCGCTGCTGTTACCGTCCATGTTCCAACCTCGTCGACTATCAACGTGCAGTTTCCACTCGCATCCGCCGTTCCGGAAACCGTCTTGCTGCCCTTCGTAGCCGTGACGGTCGCACCCGCGCTGGTCGTGACGACAATCTGCAGCGGGACACCAGTCTGGATTGCCTGAATGGCCGACACGAAGCCCGCCGGATACACCAGCTGCGCAGACGTCCCGCCCTTTGTGCGGATGGCGTCGGCGACCGATGTAAGCTCGCTCTTCAGAGTCAGGTACTCCGGTTCGGATTGTTTGTCCGCATTCTTTTGCAACCACGCTAGAAGCTCTCCAGTTGGAGCAGTATCAAATTCAAGTGTTTTATAGGCTTCATTAGTCCAAACAAACGCGGGGCCTATACCGTAGCCACATCCCGCAATATCACCAATTCCACCATAAATCACCCTTATAACGCTTCCATTTGGGTCAAGGCCAATCGACGTTGCCTTTTGGTTGTTTGTTGTAAAGGAAATAAAAGTTGTTGCTAGTGTTATTGAAGCCTCGTCAACCGGCGCAGTGTCTTTAATCACCCATGTCTGACTCATCAGAAGCTCACCCCATTCGCATTACCAATTTCGGCAACAGCCCACGCGCCGTTAACCACACGCAGGAATTTTCCATTGTCAGAGGCGGTTACTGGTATCGGAGCCATATAATCCGTGCCGGGCACAGCCGCGCTGACGCCTCCCGCGTTGTCGCCCTTCAGGATGCCGCTTGCCGTGATCTTGTTCTGCTTCCCGCTCAGATCGACCAACCCGGCAGCCGCCGAAGCGATCTCCTGCTTGTCGGCTTCCGTAAAATAGTCCGTCCCCTTGACCGGCGTCTTCCCCGCTGGTCCCTGCGGCCCCTGCGGGCCAGTCGAGCCGGTTTCGCCTTTCGGCCCCTGCTCGCCCGGATCTCCCTTTGCGCCTGCCGCGCCGGTGTCGCCTTTCTCGCCGCGCGACGGCTTCCCGGTGTCGGTCTCGCCCAGATACCAGTTCCCATTCGTGCCGATCGTCGGCGTCACGCCATTTGCGCCTGGCGCACCGTTTTCTCCGGCCGGACCCGTTGGCCCCTGAGGCCCCGTCTCACCCTGCGGACCCGTAGGTCCTTGCGGTCCAGTCTCGCCCGGTTCGCCCTTTGCGCCGGGATTGCCTTTGTCTCCCTTATCTCCTTTCTCGCCGCGCGACGGCTTCCCGGTGTCGGTCTCGCCCAGATACCAGTTTCCATTCTTGCCGATCGTCGGCGTCACGCCGTCGGCGCCCGCCGGGCCGGTGTCGCCCGGTTCGCCCTTTGCGCCGGGGTCGCCTTTGTCGCCCTTTTCGCCCTTCGCGCCCTGCAGCGGTCCGTTGTTGACCCACGCCTTCGTCACGCCGTCGTAGATGTAAATGTCATACGGTGCAGCCGCGCCCACGCCGTAGGCGTCGCCGACCTCTGGATTCTTGACCGACGCCTGCAGCGCGGAGACCGAGCCGTAATAGCCCTTGACCGTAAAGCCCGTTCCCGTATCGCCCTTCGGGCCGGTTGGGCCTGCCGGGCCCTGTGGGCCGGTCTTCCCCTGCGGGCCGGTTTCGCCCTGCGGGCCAGTCGCGCCCGTGTCGCCCTTCTCGCCTTTCTCTCCCTTTTCGCCGGGTTCCCCCTTCGGGCCAGTGTCGCCGGTCGCGCCCTTCGGGCCTTCCGCGCCGGTCGCGCCGGTGTCGCCCTTCGGCCCCTGCTCGCCCTGCGGGCCTGTCTCGCCCTTTGGCCCCTGCGAGCCGGTTTCTCCCTTCGGGCCCTGCGCGCCGGTGTCACCCTTCGCGCCCGTGTCGCCCTTCTCACCCTTGACGGTCTCGACGTTAAAGTCAAATGTCTTCCCGTCCGAAAGCGCGATCGTGTACGTCGCCGTCGTCCCGCTCTGCGATTTCTTCGTGATCGACGTGATGCTCGCGCCCGCCTCGCCGGTCTCTCCCTGTGCGCCGGCAGGTCCGGTCTGCCCCTGCGGGCCGGTCGCGCCGGTCTCGCCCTTCGGCCCCTGCGGGCCCATGACCGAGCCGAGGTCTATCACGCTGCCGTCCGTCAGCGTGAAAATCAGCTTCCCCGCGTCCGTAACCTCCACGGCCTTTACCCCGCGGGAGATCAGCCCGCCGATCGTCACCGTGATCTGATTCGGAATTTCTACCCTCATACCTGCTCCTTACTCCACGAATGCCCGGTTCCCGCTCGCCAGCGTCGTCTTGTCGCCGTGCGTGTACCGGATATCGTAGGTGTACTTTCCCTTCGTGAATTTTGCCGTGACCGTCGCGTCGAAGTTCAGCGTGACCTGGTCGTTCTCCACCTTCGCAAAGCTGAACGTGTGGACGGTCTGCCGCGTATCGTCCAGAAACACGACCGCCATGCTGTCCGTCGTCCCGATCGTGACGGCCTCGCCGTCCTGGTCCTTCAGGTCGAACCGCAGCACGATCGAGAACGTGTCCCCTTCGTACCACCGCAGCACCCCTTTGTCGATCCTCGGGCTCGGATAAGCCCCCGGAATTGGCGTCGCCATGCCGCATCCCTCCTTTTCATCCAGTGTAGCAGACCCCCGCGCCGGATTCACCCCACGCCGCGAAGCAAAGGCCGGGGCATCTGCCCCGGCCTGCGGTTACTTGTACGGATTGTTTTCTTCTTTCCAGCTCGTCCCCATGGCCGCCCAGAGCGCGGCCTTCTGCGCCTTTGTCAGGTTCAGCCCATCCAGCACGGTCTGGATCCGTTCCTGCGAAACTGTCTGCGTTCCGAACTGCTTGAAGTACGTCTGCTTGTACTGCATGTAGGCGTCATAGCCGACGCCGTCCGCTGCCAGCGCGTCCATCTTCGCCTGCTCCTCGTCAGACGCCATGACGGAATAATAATATGCCGTCTTCGCGTTCTGTGGGATGTCGTAGGCGTACAGCATGGCGAGCTTTGCATTCTTGTCGTCGACCTTCTTCATGGCGGTCACGAATGCGTAGCTTTCTCTCTGGTCGGTTCCGCCCTCGGTCATGCCCTGATAGGCGGCGGTCTCCTTCGCGGACAGCGACTTGAACCCGCTCTCCACCCAGCTCTGCGCCTCTTCCGTCGCCGTCTTGCCGAACAGCAGCGCCTGTGCCCAGCTCTTCGCCCGGTCTGCGGGATTGTCGTTATACACGGGATACTGTAAGATATCGCGCCCCTCGTTGTCCACTGTGTAGCTGCCGCCGCGAGCCGCCGCCGTCGCGCCCTGATACGACTTGCGGATCTGCCCGCCGCCGAACGGCGTCGCCAGATACAGGCCCGGCTTCAGAAGCTCGTTTCCGATGGTCTGTGCCTTCTTCGCAGGCGCCATGTCCTCGTTCTTTGCCAGCAGCGCCTTCTCGATGTTTCCGAGGTTCGGGATGGCCGACGTCACGGCGATCCTGCCGCTGTCAATGTCCAACCCCAGCGCCTCATCCACGCCTAGGATCGTCAACGCCTGCGTGCCCGGGAACTCAGAAATGATGTTCCCCTCAAGGTTCTTGATCGCCTGATACGTGCCCGGCTTCTCCTTCGTGAAGTCCCATTTCCCGGATGCTGCCGCCTGTACCGTGTTCGGCAGCTGATACCCCGTGAAATCTCCGACCGTATCATTGATGATATCCAGCGGATCCAGCGCCGCACGCCTGCCAACAATGCTCTCGTAGAACTCATTGTAGATCCACGCGCCAATGAGGAATTTGAACATCGCCTTCGCCAGCGCCGCCACGCCCTTCTTTCGTTCCTCCCGCGCCATGTCCTTGAAGATCCAGCTGAGCTCATTGTTGACCTCCAGCTGGAACTGCGTGAACAGCTTCACCAGTGGGTTCCGCGCGGAATACAGCGTCGGCGTCGACCCCTTGCTCCTGTCTGCCATGATGCCGGACGCAAACTGATCTGCCTCCTGCATCGCGCTCATCTCGCTCATGCCCCGCCGCAGGTTCTGGTAATACCGCGCACGGACGACGCTCCCCGTCGTAAACGTGTCGATGGATTCCATCATCCAGCCTGCGCCGGCGGAGACTTTATCCATCGTGCTCATGGCCAGCCGCCTGTAACCGCTGCGGTTGTTGATGAACGTCGACGCAGAATCCAGCCCGTCAGCGGTCTTGTAGTTTTTCAGCGTATCCCACATGCCGCGCAGCACGTCCGCCGTCGACACCTGGCTCCACGCCTGCGTAATCGGGATGACGTTTGTGAGCGCCGATCCTACGTTTGCCGCGACCATGTTCGCGCCCACGCGGGACTCAAACTTCTTCATGACGTTGTAGAATCTCCGGCCCATGAGCTTTTCCATGCCCCGGTCGAGCCGCGACTTCTTGCCCGCCAGCAGGTTTGTGTATTCGTCCAGCTCATCCACAAAGTTCGAAAGCCCATACCGTCCTTCCTTCGTCAGGTTCGTCACCTGCTCGTTGGCCTCGTCCGGATTGAGAAACGGGTTCATCATGATCGCGTCGATCCGCTGTTTCAGGCCCTCATCTGACGCCCGATACCGGATCTGCGTTGCCAGCGCCCGCAGCCGCTGAATGTCCGCCGTGTGGAAGATCACGTCCGTCGCGACCTCGATGTACCGGTCAAAGCCCTGCAGCGCGTCATACGCCGTCGCGTAGCCGAGTCGGTTCTGGATATTCGCCATGTACCGGATTCCGGGTTTGAAGTTTGCCGTGAGGCCGTTGATCGTCGCAGGCAGCGGCGACACATCGCCCTCGATCCCGGCCGCCCTTGCGAACTTCTGCAAAATGCTTCCGCCTTCCTCGTTCTCCTGGAAGTGTGGGAAATATCCCTGCAGATAATTGACCGGCTCATAGCCATTCTCAATGCGCACCCGGTTCATATCCTGGAACATCTTGTCGTAGACCTCATGGAAAACCTTCACGGCTGCCCGCACCTTGCCGAGATCCAGATTCGGGTTCTGCTTCTCGAACTCCTGAATCGCCGCGTTCCACTCGTCAAACGTCATCCCCCCGCGCCTTTCGACACGCGGATGCTGCTTGAGATAGTCCCGGTTGAATTCCGCCTCGCCCAGCCACTGCACCGCATAGCTCTCGGATACCAGATTTCCCTTCCGTACCTGCCGGTCGAGCTTCAGCGCCTTGATCCTGTCCTGCTGCTCGACCAGATAATTCTTGCGCTTGCTTTCGTTTTCGTGTACGGGCCAGAAATACTTGTTGATGAATTCGTTTGCCTTCTCGTCGGAGACTTTACCCTTTCTGGCAATATCCCGGATGTTTCGCTCCATCGTCTCGCGCTGGTACTGGATCCCCATAACCTTGTCGACCCACTTGACGGCCTCGGCTTCCGTCAGCGCCTGCTCGGCAAAGTCCCGCAACCCCTGCTTGCGCTGCGCGTTCCATGCCTTGAGCTTCAGCGCCAGCATATCATAGTCAGCCTTTGCCTCGTAGACCTTCAGGATCTGCTGCCCGTTTTCCAGACCTGCCACGTATGCCGGGTCAGTCTCTCCGCGCAGCAGCCGGTTCACGATCTTCTGGTCGGCTTCCGTCAGCAGCGTCTTGCTCTGCGCTTTCTCGACCACTCGCCTTGCGTCCTTCAGCTGCGCCCACATCTGCTTCGTTTCTTCCGCTGTCTGCGGAATAGCAAGCTTTTCTTTGGCCTTGTTTTGCGCGTCCAGATACCGCTGCGCCACGCGCAGCCCGCTCGTCAGCCGGTCGATGGATTCCGTGAAATTCGCCTGCTGCCACTTCTTGAAGCTCGCCGCCTGCGCCCCGTAGTATTCATCCAGCGTCTTCTGTACCTTCTGAATGCCGCGCGCCACATCGTAGATCTGCATCAGCTGGTCGCTCGGCGCGGTAATGTCCGCCGGAAACAGCTCCGGCGCCATTTCCCGAAGCTGCTGATACGCCACATCCACCGGCAATCCGTCCTTGCTGATCGTCAGTGTCCCCATGGCCGCCTTCCGGAACAGGTTGTAGTCCGCAATGTCCTGCCGGTCCGTCTCGGAGATGGAAAGCTTCTGATCCCGGATGAACTTCTTGAGGTCGCCGTATTGCTCGATGTACTGCGTGTCTTCTTCAATGCCCGCCTGGTAGGCTGTCTCAAAGAGATCGTTCAGCTTCGCCCGGTCGAGCTGCCCGTCCGTAAAGAACGTCCGCAGCGCTTCTTCTGCCATCGGCCGCAAAACCTCCCGCTTCGCCTGCCCCGGCACGCTCAGATTCTCCGCCAGCTCGTTCACCAGTCCGGACTCCAGCCGCCGCACATACTGCGCCGCCTTCTCCCCCATCAGATCCCGATACCGCCCGTCCTGTGCGGAAAAACGTACCCCGTTGAGGCCGTTCAGGATTTTTAATCTCTGTTCATCGTCCCCTTCTTTGTACAAGATGACGTTTGTTCCAGTCGCGCGTTCTACTGCTTCTACCTCTTGTTTCGGTGTGCTGTCTGGTGCAATGATGGCTACTGCCTCGCTAAACGGGACTACTCGCTGAGGCTTCGCCTCAAAGTATCCCGTCGGCATTTCTGCCGCCTCGCGGTACATACCGGCGATCTCCGTGGCAAGCCCACCGTCAATGTCGTATCCCTGCCTGCTGAAGGCCTGCTGGATGCGCATAGCGTCCTGCCCGGCGTTTTCCATGAGCAGGCCCGCGATCTCATCCATGTCATAGCTTCTGGAGGTCTTCTGTACGTCTGCGACAATTCCCTCGATGCGCTTATCCAGCTCCTGCAGCAGCCGGTTATATTCCTCTTCCGGCATATTCTGCAGTCGTCCTTCGTCTGCGTGGATGGCGTCTACACTCTTGTATCTCGGCGTCGCTACAGATAAGATTCCCTTGGCGCCCACGCCCAAGTAACCCTCGCCCCTTGCGTCGGCCTGGTTCATTGCTTTTACGATGTTCTCTGCCGTGTACGCGCCGTGCGTTGCCTTGAAACTCTTGCGCCTGCCGGATGCAGTGAACCGTTCCTTTCCGTTGTAGATGCCCGGTTCACCCAGTACGCCGTGAAGCTGCCCGCGTACCCATGCCTCGACATCTGCATCGTCCACCGCCTCGCGGAGCTTATCCTGCGTGGCGTAGCGGTCTACGCCGTCGCGTGTCTGGCCGCCGTCTTCATAAAGCGCTTCTGCGTTCCGGATGAAATCCTCTACACGTACGTCGCTAATCTTGTCTCGCTGCCGTGCAATGCGCGTCTCACGCAGCTCCGGCTTGCGGTTCAGAGCGTACTCGTGGTCTGCAATCCAGGCGTCCATGATGCTCTCGCGTGCCGTCTCCAGCTCTGCCTCTGTCAGCCGGTCGCCGGTCTCCAGCTTCACATACATCTGTGCCAGCTCCTGTGCACCGATTTTCTCCGTATAGTCCTGCAGCGCCTGGTTGCCGAAACTGTCCCAGACTTTCTCCTTCAGCACCGGCTCGATGTCTTTCCCTTGTTCTGCAAGATATGCAGCCCGTACCGCGTCATCTTTTGCCATCTGTTTGGCAAGCTCCGCTTCGTCCATCGTGGACACTTCGTCCACGCGGCTGCCGATGACACTGTCACGGGAGAAGATGCCGCCCGCCACCTGATTTGCCAGCTTCGCGATCTTCTGCTCTGCGGCGCGTCTGGCCTCGTAGTTCACTTCCCGCTCGACGATTGCGTTTGCCGCCGTCGGCGTCCAGGCGTCGCCGCCATAGACTTTATTGCGGCTATCAGTTTCCGGGTCGATTGTCTTGCGCGGATAAACAACGCTGGTGTCCCCGTACTCGGTATGTCCCTCTTGTGCGTCCACAATAGCAATAGACGGGGATGGAATCCCTCCCCAGTTCAAGGCTGCGTCTCTGATAACGTTCCAATCCTTGTTATGCAGCGCCACGAAATCCTTTGTTCTCTCGGCAGGACTGCTCATTGAGAACTTTTTCTTGACATCCCCACCGTTTCGTGCTACTTTTGTCTTAGGCAAGTCACCATAATCAGGCTGCGCATCGGGCACGAGGTCCGAAGCGAAAGTGCCAGAACTGGTGACTTGCTCTATTTTTGTCATCCCGTAGAACGTCGCGCCCATGTCGGACAGTCCGATATTGAACATCCCTTCGAATGTCCTTCCGCCAACGACGAACGTTGTTTTGTAATAATCAAACCCGCCTGTTGCGAAGGTGTGGTTTTTGCGGTCATCAGAATGGCCCACGTATTCTGCCGCTTCAAGCATTTCATCCAGGTTCGCAGATGCACGCATTTTTGCTTGGAATACCGTATCGCTATAATATGTTCCATCATGTACATACTTTCCGGCCGCATCGTAGCGATCGCCGGACCTGTGTTTTCTCCAATCCGCCTGTTTCCTGACCGTGGCCGCCGCATATTCTCCGAGCGGAAGCGTCTGCCCGGCAAACTCGTCCTGAATAATTTCTTTCGCCAGTTTTGCCGCCTGGGAATTGTCCAAGCCAATAAAGCGGCCCTGCTGCTTATCGACCAGAACGTATTTCTTTCCGTCTTTCGCTGCTTTTATGCTGAACTTCTTTCCCGCCGGCGGTGCTCTCGCGCTGCCGGTTTTTTTCTGCCACTGGCCGACCTCCATCTTCACGTCCGCGCGCAGCTTGTTCGTGCCGTAGTCCGTTCGGTTCATGCCGGCGTAGGTATCCGCGACGATCTCCTCGACGTAGGCGTCCGTGTCGTCGCCGTAGATCCCGGCGTATGCGTCCACATAGCTCTCGATCATCTCCTTTGTGATCTTGCCCTCGCCCAGCAGCCGCTTCTGGATCTTCGCCGCCATCTCCGGCCAGCGCTTGACGAGCAGGTGATATCCCTCGTGCTTCGCCAGCTCGAACGCGGAATATTCCTCGCTGTCTGCCCGGATGAGCACGGATCCATCCTCCGTCACGGCGGCATCCGCATAAAACGTCTGCCCATCGATCTCCTGCGTCAGCTGCCCGGTGAAGAACCGCGCGTCCTGCACGCCCATCGACCGGAAGAACTTTTCCGCCGCCTGGATATCCTCGCTTCTGGCCTCTTGTCCCTTCGGCATAACGCGCACTTTTTGCGCATTGTTCTCTCCGAAACCGAGATCCGAAAGCGTTACTTCATCCCAATCTTTTGCGAGATCTCTTGCACCCTGCGCTCTCTTTCTTCCGGCGTCAGCTCTTTGCTGCTGCGCTGTGCTTTGGCGAACGCCTCCAGCCTGTCCTTCGGCACGCTGACCAGCCTGCCCGACTTGTCCTTCATCAGTAGTCTCGATACTGCCATTGTTTACCCCTTTCTGCCCTGCGGCAAGGCCCGCTCGATAGGCGGCTGCCGCCACGTCCTGATTCATTCCTTCGGCGTAGCGCATCGCCCGCTGCTCACTCGCGCCGAGCCTGCCCTGCTCATAGACCTGTCCGAAGCTCTGCGCATACTGCTCCGCCGGCATGCCCGTCGTGTTCCCGTTCAGGAAATACGCCGCCGTCTGCTCGTCGTAGCCCGCTCTCTGGGCCTGCGTCTGCAGATACTGTTCCTCCTGCTGCAGCGCGGCTTCATCGAGCGCCTGCTCCGCGTCCGCCGTCTGCTGCCGGGCGTACTGCACCGGATCCAGCTCACCCATACTCTCCGTTCCTGGGATGGGTGCAAATAAGCTGTCCTGGTTATACTGCTGCTGCGCCGCCTGCTGGGCCTGCTGAACGGCCTGTACAGACTGTTGTGCGCGGCTCTGTTCCTGCTCCTGCTGATATTGCTGTGCAAGCCTCTGGTTCTCCTGCGCCGTCTCCGCCGCGCTCTTGTAGATCTGGAATGTCTTCTCGTCCGCCTCGGCCTGCGCCTGCTCCTGCCGGGCCTGTTCCTGCAGCTGCTCGAGCCGGGTCAGCGTCTCCGGCACGCGCGGCTCCTGCCCTTCGTCCACGGCCGCCTGCTGCTCCTTCGCCACCTCACGCAGCGTGTCCTCAACGGCCTTCTGCGTCACCTCGCCGCCATCGTCCACGGTCTGCTGCAGTTCCTCGGCCAGCTGGTGCGCCTTCGTGCCCTCTTCCTGCGCCATGCCATAGTCGATTACGTCCTGCACTTCGCCCGCCTCGATGACCGCTCTGGCCGTCTGCGTGACGTTTGCCTCCAAAATCACGCGGTTCACGCCCGCATACGTCCCGGACATGGCAAGGCCGGACAGGCCGCCCGCGAGGAACGAAAGGCTGTCTTCTTTTGCGAAGTCTCCAACCATCGCCGCCAGCGCCTGCGCCGGCGTCCTGCCCTCTGCGATATAATTTGCGTAGGCCGTCATGACCTCGCCCCGGTCATGCTTCGCCACCACGTCATACGCACGGTTTAGCCAGTTGGACGCGATCTCTTCCGCGCCTTCCGACGCGAACGACCGCAGTGCCTTCCTCCACACGGCCTTCCCGCTCAACATGTTCTCGATGATATCGCCCACGGAATACTTTTCCGTGAAGCCCTCGATCGCGCCCTCGACGATACCGTCGACCAGCGCGTCCGCGTTGGACTTTCCGTTCTGGATCCCCTCATACACGGAGTCCGCCGCGACCTGCGAGCCCATCACCCAGTTCATGGTCTCCGCAACCGCGTCCTTCGCCCCCGCACCGGCCACGCCGCCAAAGGTTCCCACGAGCCCCGTCGAGACCGCCATGTTGACCGCGCTGTCCAGCGCCGACGTGCCTGCCTGATAGAGGAACTGCCCCGTCGGGTTCATCCCCTGCATCACGCTCCCCCGGATCCCGGAGGAAAGCCGCGTCGCGTTGTACGCCGGGCTGTAGATGTTCGTCGGCATATCCTCGTTCTGATAGCCGCCCGCCCACTTCGGCAAAACGCCACGCAGCGATTCCAGATTGCCCAGTGCCTTCCCCGGCGCCAGCGCCGCAGAGAACAGCGTCGCCGCAGCTTTCCCCGCGAAGGATCCGCTTCCCATCTCTTGCGCCGCCTGATCGAGTTTCTGTGCGTTGTCGTAATCGTCCAGCACCTTCTGCCATTCCGCCAGCCGCTTGAGCGTGTCGTCGCTGTAGCCTTTTTCGTTGAGCGCCGTCTTCGCGTCGTACTTCGCATACGCCCGCACCTGATATCCGTTCAGTTCCTGCCCGCGGTACTGCCGGAGCAGATTCTGGTCTTCCTTACTCAGGTTCCCGATCGCCTCCTGTGCCCGGGCCAGCACGCTCTGGCTGTCGACCTGCGCCTTGCGCTCCTTCAGCGCGTCGATCTCGTTCTGCAGCTGCGTCACTCTCTTCCCATTTTCCGAAAGCCCGGTCCCGGAGAAATGCGTGTCCGCCTGTTCGATCTCCAGCGCCTCAATCTGCTTGTCCAGCTCCTGCGACGTCCGCCGCATCCCGCGCACCTGATCCCGCTGCACGGTCTGCGCCGCTTTTGCACGCCGGTTCTGCGCATCCACGTCCCCCCGCACCTGCTGCGTGGCCGGCGCAAACCGGCCGGCCAGCAGTGCGCTCTGTCCCTGCAGCGCCAGCGTCCCAAGCTTCAGCCCCTGCGCCGCCTCCACGCCGCGCAGATAATTCTGGTACGTTCCGTACTGCTTCTGCATGCCAGACGACCGGCTGTATTCCTGCTCCGAAACCTTCCCGTCGGTCTCCGCCCCCGCATTCTCCGTCTTCTTCTGTCCGCTCGCCCGGCCCTTCAGCGCGGCCCCCGGCTCGATCTGCGCAAGCTCCGCCTCCCGCACGGCGTTCTGGTATGCCATAAACGCTGCATACTGCTTATGCAGCGGATCGTCTACGGTCGTCTGCGTGCTCTGCGCGTTCTTCCCGTAGTCCGGGTTCGGCAGGCCGTACTTGCTCGCGATCTGGATCTGCTTCTGGTTCAGCGTGATTCTTCCGCCGCGATAGGCGGAGGGAGCCTGCTGCGTGCTGGCTCCCTGTCCGCTGCGGATGCTCTCTGCAATCCGCTTTTGTTCCTCTGTCAGTGTGATTCGTCCCATGCTGCCCTCCGTTACCGCTGCCGCAGATATGTCGCGCCGTAGTATTCCAGATATGCCTTGAACGTATTGGCCTCCAGCGCATTGTAGCCCTTGCTGTTGAGGTAGTTATCCAGCGTCCGGCTGTCCAGATATACATTCGGGTTCTTCGCCCGGTACGCCTGCGCCGCTTTTGCAAGCGTGTTGTTCTTCTTGTCGCTCAGCTTGGAAGATGAACTGCTTCCGCCGCCTCCGCCGCCGGATTTCTTCGCCGCAGCCTGCTCCGCCGCCAACGCCTGCAGGTAGGCGGCGTTCTCGTTGTTGGCCTTCTGCGCCCAGTAGTCGAGCATCGTCGCCCACTGGCTCTGGTCCAGCGACCGTTCCGAGTTGTACGCGCTCCGCGCATCCGAAAGATCCGAATAATAATCGCTGACCGTATCCCGGTACCGGCCGTAGTCCGTATCTTCCCGGCCCTTCACGAGGCTGTACTGGTTATAAAGGTCCGTCCCCTCATCCTGATACCGCTGATATGCCTGCTGCTGCAGCTGCGGCACGATGTCGTTGAGGTTCTGCAGATACGCATTGTACGCCTGCTGGCCCACCTGCTCACCGTAGGTTGAGCCATAGCCGCCCGTGAGTGCCGCCGCCTGCCCCATCGTGTCCTGCATGGCCAGCCGCCCGAGCCGCTGGTATTGCTCCCTGTACTGCTGGTACAGAGGATCCGTCCCCATATCATAGCTGAATTTCTTCCGGTTCCGGATCTGGTCATACAGGCTCGTCAGCTCATCGTCCCAGCGCGATTGATACGCGCCCGGCTTGCTGGCCTTGACCTGCTCCAGATACGCCTGCGCTGCCTGCACGCTGCCCGACGGCGTGTACCCGCTCTCCAGCCCGTTCAGCTTGCTTCTCGTGTAGTCCGACACGCCGGACATGGTGTAAGGGCTGTTCCTGGTCTGATAGCTGCCGCCGTAGTTCCTCGTCGTCTGGTTCTTGTTCACCAGCTGCGACTGGTAGCTGCCGTCCGCGTTCACGCCCGTGATGCGGTACGTGCCGCCGCCGGTCACGACCTCGTCGCCGGCCGAAAGCCCCGCCGGGGCCCTGCCGCCCGACTCTACTCGATATACGCTCATAGTCTCACCGCCTTAAAGCTTGAAATGTGTCGCGTACTGCTTCGGCATGTACGCCTGGTTGTAGGCGTTGAAGTAGCCTTGATAGTAGCTGTTGTACTTCGCCGCCTCGTTTGCATACTTCGTCGTCTCCCCGTTGGCGTCGCAGATCTTCATCCCCAGATACCAGCGGTAGATCTCATCATACGGCCACGGGATCAGAAGCTGGGTCTCTAAGTCCACGTCCTCCCCGTAGCCCATAAACGGCTCCGGTTCCTTCTCGTGCTCGTGCGTGCAGATGATATCCCGATACACGATTCCGTCCAGCTCCGACAGCCACCGGACCTTATCCGGCGTCTCGTACTGGTTCGACAGTAACCGGTCGACCGTCTCGATCGCTTCCCGAATTTTCATTTTTCCTCCTTACCAAAAGAAGGGGCATTTCTGCCCCTTCCTCTGCTTCATGCCGTCATGGGCATTCACTTGTCAGTTGTCCGCCTGCGCGCGGCGGAAGGCTTCCTCCTCCGCCATCCGCGCGTTCATCAGGACTTCATACACCGGCAGCGGGACCTGCACGTCCTTGCCCTTCGGCACCATGAACGTCCGGCCGTTCACCGCCACAAAGCGGCTCTGCTCCTCGTTCTCCTGCCCGCGGGGCAGGTAGATCGTCTTCATGACGTTCCACACGTCTTCCTGGTTTGCCTGTACAGCCGCCGCGGCGGTCTCTTTCGTTGCCATGCTATTTGCTCCTTTCTCAGTTCGCCTCGTCCGTGCCGGAGTATGCGCTGCAGCTCTCCACGCGGACCATGCGGTCCTCGTACAGCAGCTTCGCCGCCATCTCGGCCTTGTAGCCGACGGTCGAGAACTGGTTCAGCGGGCCGCCGATCTCGTCCTTGCCCTTGACGATCATCTCAAGATTGCCGCCCTCCGGGTCGATCATCTTGTATGCGTCCTTGCCGAGGAACAGCGTCGCGTACACGCTGTAGTAGGTCGCAGGAGGCGAGCCGCTGTCGCCGGCCGCGCTCTTGACCGGGCAGGTCGAGTTGTTGAAGATCTTCGCTTCCGTCGTCTCGACGAAGCGCACGCCGTGCAGCTCGCCGATCTCACCCGAGAACAACGGCGTGACATCTGCATACTTGTGTGCCTCGACCCATGCGTCCGAGGACCGCAGGTCGTATGCGACCGACGGGTGGATGATGGCGACGTACTTTCCGTCGATCTTCGGAGCCTTCATCTTCTTCAGCGTCGTCACGGCCTTGTTGACCTCGTCCGGCGTCAGCTTCGCCGTCAGGTCGAGGCCTGCGCGGCTGGTGACTGCCGTATGCGCGCCGCCCGCTGCGACCTTGTCGCAGTACTGCACGTTCGAGCCTGCCACGACCGCGTCGCGCACGCGCTTATCGATGGACGTGCCGGCGGAAGCGCCGAGTTCTTCGGTCGCACCCAGGATGACGTTATCCAGCGCATGCAGCTCCAGCTGGTCGGAGACCGTCACGTACAGGCCGATCTGCTTGATCGCGCCGGTCGTGCTGGTCTGGCCCATCTTCTGGCCGGTCGGGATGACGCCTTCGGTCAGCTCCTCCGCGTCCTTCAGCGTGTTCCACTTGCGCCACTCGACGGTCTTTCCGTGGTTGCGCGGCAGCGCCTGCCGGCCTGCCAGCTGCGCATGCACGAGGTTCGGCCGTGCGTTCTCGAGCAGCTGCGTGTCGTAGAACGTCTTCATGGTCGGCGCGAGCGTGTTGGCGCTGTCAAACGGCGTAGTCGTGCCGGTGCCTGCGTTTACGTAGTTGCCGGTCGCGTTGACGAGCGTACCGGCGTCAGCAAAAAACTGAAATCCGACTTTGGATTTAAACATGATTTCCTATCTCCTTTCTCAGGGGATCACTCGCTCCCCTCTTGCCGCGCGGCGGCGCATGTCCTCCACCTCCGCGCGTGACCAGTGTGTTTTCATCGGGACGTTCTCTCCACCCGCAGCGCCGGAGCCGATCTCCTGCGGCCGCGCGCCCTGCGCCTGGATGGTCCGCATGACGTTCTCCCGCGCCTGGTTCGCCACCAGCTGCGCCTGTGCCTGTGCGATCTCCTGCTGGTGGATGACCTCATAGGCCGTCTTCGGCGGCACGCCCGCGCCCATGAGCCGTGCAAAATCCGGGTTCTGCATCTCGGTCTCAAAGTCCGCGCCGTACCGCGCCGTCACATCCCGGGCAAAGTCTGCCTGGATCCCGGCAAAGGCTTCTCGCATCTGGTACTCCTGCAGCTGCCGCCGCATGGCCGTATTCTCGGCCCTGCCGGCGTACTCCTTTTTGATGGCGTCCGCCGACATGCCCTTTTCCATGGCCTCCGCGCTATAAAGCCGCTCGTCAGCGGAAAAGCGCTGTGCCAGTGCCGCGAAGTCCGTCTTCCGCGGGTCCGACGTGTCGATCCCATAGAGCGCGCCCAGCTGGTCGATGATCGGTGCCATCGCCTCGGCCTGCCCCTTGTACTGGTTCAGCCCGCGCACGCGCTGCTTTACGACCTTCTGCACCGCAGAATCAAAGTCCTGCTTGTACCGGCCCCGGATCAAGCTGTCGAACGTTTCTTCCTGTGTGCCCTGTCCCTGAGCGTCGGGGACGTTGACCGGCTGCTGCTGCACCTGCGCCTGTGCGGCTGCCTCCTGCCCGCTCTGCTGACCGGCGACGTCAGCTGCGCCCATGGTCTGAGCGCTTGCGCCCGTGAATTCGCCTTCCATGCTGTAAATTCCTTTCTGGCGTTTATTCTAAAATCATCGTAGCACAAACTTTTCCCAACTTCACCCCACGCCAGGCAGAAATAATCCTGCCAGAACGGGCCGCCGCAATCGTCGGTTCTTATCCCGGCTGCGTGCTTTCTTCCGACTTTTTGCGCGCATTCTCCACGATCTTCGGCTCCTGCGTCTCGCCGGTGTCGATCTCCGGCTTCTTTGCTGCCGCGGTGCTCGCCTGCGGGACTGCCTGTCCGCCCTCCTGCAGGATCTGCTGCGCCAGCCCCTCACCCATGACCGGATCGTACCGGTCTGCCAGCGCCAGCGCCAGCTGCTGCCACTCGACCAGCCGCTGCTGCAGGTCCGCGTTCTCCTGGACCTTCTGGATGATTGAGTCCTTCCCGTCAAAGTCCATCATGTCGAGCGTTGCAAGCGTCTGGTCCACCATCTGTGGGTTGAAGAACCCCAGCTGGAAGAACTGCAGCGCCAGCTCGTTCTGCGCCATGGACGTGTACTCGCTCGCCTTCTGCGCCGAGACCTCAATGTCGAAGACCGGCTTCCGCAGCCCGTCCGGCTGCCCGTTCGCGCCGTAGAGCGTCTGTGGCTGCAATCCCTGATTGCTGTACTGCACAAACTGTTCCGCTCCGCGCTGCCCGACGATCCGGAACTGCCGCGGCAGATCGTAGAACTGCCGGATCCGCTCAATGACCATCCGGATCATCCGCGCGTAGGCCCGGTAAGCCGACTTTGTGGAGTCCTTGCTGCTCCGGCCGGACGCCTCCTGCAGCGCTGCAATGGCCGATGCCGCCGTCACGCCGGAGCTCGTCGCGCCGTTGTTGACGTCCGTGTTTCCCGTCGTCCACTTGAGCTCCTCAATTTTGTTCTGCAAGATCGCAATGTAATTGCTGTTGAGCATGTTCACTTGGATCGGAACCAGACTGTCCTGCCCCAGATTCCCATCCACATGCACGAACGGCTTCGTCCAGTCCGCGAATTCCTGCTCATTGACCGACCCGTCCGACCGCTTGAACCACCGAGGCGTCGTCGTCATGATCGCGTTCTTTACGATCGCCTGGTTCATCCGGTCGATCTGCTCCTGCGTCGACTTGCCGATGTCGATATACCCATACCCGGCAATGCTACCCTCCACCGGAAACAGCGCGTCGACCACAAACGGGTATTCCCCGTCGTCATACAGGCCCGTCTCCGCCATGGGTTTTCCGACCGGCTGCTGCACGATGCTGCCGTCCGGCATGGTCATCGTGTCATACCGCTGCTCTGTGTCGTTCTCCGTCGCCTGCAGGATGGTGTCGCCCACCAGCTTTGCAAAGTGCAGCACCTGCCGTCCGTTCTGATATTTCTTGTAATACCAGTCCACCACCATTGACTTGTTGTCAAAATTGATGACGTCGTCCGTGTTGTACTTCTGCTGGATCTGCTGCTTGGAGTTGAGTTTTCCCTGCAGCTCCGGGTACTTCTCGACCAGCAGATCGTTGTCCACCATCTCCGTCAGGAAGATGTTCTTCGACTTCTGCAGATCCCGCACGCCCGGCTCCCAGAAGAAAGACAGAATATCCACCGGCTGCACCGAGATATCCCCAAGACCGTTCAGCTTCGAAGAATCCCACTTCACGTGCCAGATGAGTGTGCCCTGCTTGAGCTTCGTCCACTGGCTGTCCGAATAGACCTCTTCGAAGTCGTTCTGTTCCAGAATGACCGGCAGCACTGAGGAAAGCTTCGCCGCCTCCTCCCGGTCGTCCGGTTCCCGCGGGCGGATGGCCGGGGCCGGATAGGCCGCGATCGCGTCCGCATGCTTGCCCATGATGACGTTGAAGAGCCACGCCGACGTCCACTTGTCGTCCTCCGGGTTCCCCTTCTGGATCCGCTGCCAGCTGCGCATGCGCCACCAGTCCTCCGAAGCAATGACCCGCGCCTCCAGCGCACTCTTGCCCTGCCGGTATTTCTGCAGCGTGTCCATGGCCTTTCTGGCCTGCTCCTCGCCGATGGCCTTTCGCGCCGTCATCCCGCTCGCCGTGTCATTCTGCATGGTCGTCTGCATCTGCTCTGTCTGCATTGTCCGCTTCCTCCTTCCGCAGGTCTTCCGCCGTGAGTCTTGCCACTTCGTTCTGGATCCCGTCCAGCACAAAGCCCACGATGACCGGCGGCAGCCCCGCCTCGTTGATGGCCTCGATCAGCCGCCCCCGCAGCTGCACCACTGCTTTTGTGATATTCATAGCTCCTCCTATCCGTTATAACTGCTGATTGCCCGGTTGAGCGCTTCCTTGAGCGCAGAATAGCTGTTTGCAAAGTACGTCGCTTCCAGCTTCGTCCCTGCTGACACCGTGCTGACGCTTCCCGCGCCTGCCAGATTCCCGATGGCGTTTGCCGCCTCGTTGTAGATGGCCGCCGTGATCGTCTGCCCGGCGTAGGCCGTCGTGAAGGAAATGCTCCCGTAGCCTCTGGCGGCCCGGACTTCGTTGATCTTCGCCGTCAGCCGGTTCCAGCTCGCCGCCGTCAGGTATGTCACGGCCTTCCCCGCTGCGATATACGACGCATCGTCGCTCGTCCACGCGAAGGCCGCGATCTGTGCCTTCGTCTCGCCGGATACGGTGTTGGACGTCTTCGAGTCCGTCCCGGCCTTGTTGACGATCCAGAAATAATACGTCGTGCCCGGGTCCAGCCCCGAGACCGTCACCGGCGAGCTGCCGATCGACTGCGAGCCGATGGCCGTATAGCTCGTCTTTCCCCAGTAAAGCGTCCAGCTTCCGTACCCGCCGCCGTTTTTGTCCCACGTGACCGTCGCCGTGTTCTTCGTCAGCGTGACCCCGCTGATAACCGGCGCCACGGCCGTGATCTTCGTCTTGTAGTACACGCGCACGGCCTGCCCGCTCGTAATGGGGATCGTCTCCGTCGCCGCGTGATTTGTCGCATACCCTTCCGACGCGAGCCTGAAATACTGGAATTCATACTCCTGCGAATACGTCTGGTACTGCGTGCCGGACATGGACAGGAAGAATGAATTGCCGATCGTGCCGGAGACGGACCCGTCTGACAGCGTGTGCTGCCCGTCCAGGTAGTTGTAGATCGGAATCGTCGTGGTCTTGCTCTGGTAGTAGACCTTGACGGTTTGCCCCTCCTGGATCGGGATCGGATAGCTCGCGTCGTGCTCCGTGCTGTAATTCTGCGACGACAGCCGGAAATACAGGAAATGATACTGCTGCGAGTACGTCTGATACTGCGTGCCCGCGGCCGAAATGTAAAACGTATCTCCGATATCGCCTTTGAAGGACCCGCTCGCCAGCTGCGTCAGGTTATCCAGGAAGTTTAGAATGCTGACCGTCGCCTGCGAGGTCGACTGTGCCAGCGTCCGCACGCTGATGGAGTTTGTCTCGGCAACAAGCGCCCCAGTGCTGCTGTTGTAGATCCGCACGCGGCAGATATACAGCGTGTCCGGTGTCAGACCAGTAATGACCCGGTGGGCCGTTGTCGTGCCCGCAGTCGAGTCCGTCACCGTCGCCATGACCTGTCCCGCAAGGATATATTCATATTTCCGTTTGTACTTCGTCGTTGACGACATACCGGATACCGTCAGCGTGATACTTGTCGGCGTTCCCGACGCGCCGGATAGCGTTGCCACTCAGACCACCTGCCTATCCGAATACCGGCGTGATGCCGGTGATGCCGCCGGACGCAGAGAAGGCAATGCTTCCATTTGCCCGGATCTGCATGCTCGCCGTCCCGGCCGCGTTCTGCAGATATACCGCGCCGCTCGTCGACCGGATACGCACCGCCGGGCCGGACAGATCGACCGCATATTCCGCCGTGCTGGAGGACGTAAACTGCAGACTGCCCTCCGCGCCGCCGATCGTGCCGTTCGAGAAGTTTGTGCCCGCGATCTCAAGACCGTTGCTGATGATGTTGATCTCATCCATGATCTGCTTGAGCTTCGTCTGTATGCTCGTACCATCGAGCTTCAGATCCGTCGCGTTGATCGTTCCGCCGATTTCAGCCCCCGTGCACGTCAGCTTGCCGTTCGCGTCAACCTTGAATTTGTCCTTGATGGAAAGCCCGCTCGTGCCGAAGTACATGCTCGCGCTGCCCCCAAATTCGTTGGCCGTGCGGAAAATGCTGCTTTTCGAGATCGTCCACGGCCCGAACGTCGAGTCGGCCGCCGCCGTGATCTTCCCCGACAGCACCGCCCCCGCCGCCTCCAGCGTCCCGGATGGGAAATGCAGCTTCTTGTCGCTTAAATACGCGACCTCCTGCCCGTCCTGCCAGAAGCTCACCCGGTCCGGCGTCACCGTCACCAGCTCGTTCTTCGTCTGGTCGATGACCCGTTCGCCGCCGTCCGTCACCGTCGTCTCGATGTTCCCCACGCCCACGCCGTAGACCGGCGCAGCGTCCTTGTAGTACAGCAGCCCCGTCTTGATGTACTGCTGCGAATTGACGGAAAACTGATTGTTGACGCCCGCCGTGTAGTCATACAGCTGTTTGATGCCGACCGAGTTTCCCTCGATCGTCAGCTGTGTCTTCTCGAGATACTTGCCGAAGTCCGAGATGGCCACATAGCTGCCGGACAGCTTCGTCGACCACGTCTCCGAATTTGCCGCGGCGAAGTCCGCCGTCTTGATGATGAGCGCTTTCAGCGCTCCATAGCCGGAGAGCGTCGTTTTCTTCTCCGCCTCGGAGAGGCTGTCCGCGTCGATGGCCTGTGAGATCTCCGTCAGCGTCGCCTTCGCCGACCAGTCGGCGAGGTTCAGCTGCTCGGTCACGCTGCACAGATACCGCCGCATGCTCTCCAGCTGCTCCTGCGTCGTCTTCCCCGCGATCGACGGGTATGCAAGTGTTAAAGATCCCATTATGCGTCACTCCCTGCCTCTAAAACCCGCGCCAGACTGAACAGCTTCATCTCGCCCTTCCCCGTCAGCCGGAATTTCAGATGGTCACATCTGGCCGGGCGGATCGGCAGCAGGAAGGTCCTGAGGCCTCGCCCCTCGATATGCCCGCAGTGCCGCCAGACGCCATCGGAATCGTACTGCACCCAGAAGTCGACCGAGGAACCCTTCGGCAGCTGCATCCGCAGGTTGATCCTGGACACATACTTTTTCCCGACGAGTCCATACGTCATGATCCCCGTCTCCGCCATCCAGCCGACCGGGGCTTCCAGCGTCCCAACGCTGCCGTACACAGTCCTGAGCGTCCCGTCCTCAAGGAAATACAGCTCATCGTCCACCCTGGCGAAGTCCTCCGCGTGGGTATCGTCCTCCCTGTGCCATAACCCCTTGCGGGTGTCGTAGACGAACAGCGACCAGTTATGGCCTTCATCCTCCATGCTGATGAAATACTTTCCTCTGGCGCCGCCCGCGACGGCGTTGTAGTAAAGCGCCGTGCCGAAGCAGCTGCCGATCTCCTGCGGCAGACTCCCGTCGTACACGCAAACGCCCATCCGCGATTTGTAATACAGCCGGTCATCCACCACGACCAGGCTCTTGCTCGACCCATTCTGCACGCCCGCGCACTTCTGCACGACCACCTGATGCGCGCCCGAGGCCGACGGATACACCCGGTGGAAGCAGTCCTCCTTGAAGAACACCGGACTGTCCGCCAGCGTCGCCGCGCCGGTCCACTTCCCGTCCGTGCCGCAGCTCGCGCGCCATGAATCCGTCGACACACCCTGGTAGCACTCCCAATTCTTGAAGTCCCCCAGCTTGCAGCAGTAGATCTCATTGACGGTCTCGCCGTCCGCCACACCGTACTTGCAGCCCCACAGCCGGTTCCCGCTCTCGGTGATGAAGTCCATGCTTGGGACCTTCCGGGCCGTCTTCACCGTCCCGCTCGTCACCTTCGTCGTCTCATCGACGAGGCCGACGATCACGAGGTAGCTCTCACCAACGTCGTAGAGGATCTGACTGCCGTTCAGCTTCTCGATCTGCTCGTTCCCGGTCAGCCCCGAAAGCCGGATGCCGTCGTACTGCTGAAAGCCCTTCCCGATGCCGTTCGCAGAAAGCTTCAGATACACCGTCGGCACGGATACCCACTGGCTCGTCGCCTCCGCCCACTGCTTGAGCGTGTGGAGCTTGCCGGACGTATCCAGCCAGTACTGGCCATTCGTCGGGTTTTCCGGCTGGCTGGCCTGCGTGTAGCTGACCGTCAGCGCCGTCCCGTCGACAAGACACAGGGAAATGTCAATGTTCGTGCTTGCCGCGTTGACGGTGTTCTCCTGTCCCATGTATCCGTTGTCGGAATACTTCTCGGTGTTGAAGTAGATCCCATCCGGGAAGATGCACAGGTACGCGCCCATGGAGATGAGCTGCTTTTCTCCCGCCGAGATCGACACGGACGGCATATACGCCTCCATCGAAGCGCCGTTGATGTAAAGCGTATTGTTCTGCACCCAGCACAGCGCATCCTTCGCCAGAATGCCCTGCACGCCCTCGATCGCCTGCGCCGTCCCCCGCCGCGGCCGCGGCGCGAGCAGCGGATACGCATCCGCCGACAGATTCTCCATGTCGTAAAACTCCCCGTCCGCGAGTTCGAGGTTGTGGTTGTATCCGAGAAAGACCTCCGTCATCATGGTCTGCTTCTCAGTCTCCGTCAGTTGTGGTGCCAGCATGGCCTTACCTCCGTTTCATCATGTCCAGCGGATCAAAGAGGATCCGCTGCTCTTTCACCGCGCGGATCGGCTTGATCGGCCGCGACATGCAGAAATATCTCCATTCGTCTGCGACGTGGTCTTCCATCTTCGTGTCCAGGTCTTCTGCCCGATGCTCGTCATAGATCAGCGTCGGGATCGTCCGGATGAACGCCCTGCAGGTGTTGAAGACATACATCCGCGGATATCCATCCTCGTCAAACTGCAGCCGGTAGTGGCACTGCATCCAACCTGCAATGCGTTCATTGTCGCCAGGCGTAAAAAATACGCCGTACCGCGCAGCCGTGTCTGCGACCGATTCTCCGCGCGACGCATCCCAGATTGCGGGGTCCGCCACGCCGATGATGGTTTTCCCCTTGAGCCACGGGTGCTGCATCTCCGTTTTGTGGATCTCTTCAAACTGTTTGTCCGGTGTCCACTTTACGCCCTCGTTCGGCGTCCGCGTGCAGCCGTACAGCTCCATGATCCGGTAGATCGTCCCGTCATAGTCGACCGCCCACCATGCGCAGGAGAACGGCTTCCCGTAGCCGAAGTCATAGCTCCGGCAGATCGTCCACCCATCCGGAATCTCAAACGGCTCGATGACATGCGTCCAGCGCCGGTCCTTGTAATGCTCCGGCACGTCCCGGAAGTCCTCGAAGAACTGTCCCTCATAGACGTCCCAGCGTCCGTCCTTCCACGCTGCCCGCAGCGTCGGCGGCAGATTCTCCAGCTCTCGCAGGTAGTCAGGCTGCGTATCCATGAGAGCCTTGTTGTCCTCTACCTTTGCCTGAATGAAGAAATAGTCATCCGGGTCTTCATCGGGATTGAAATTCCGATCGACGAAGACACGCTTGAAGTATGCGTGCCCCGGGCCGCCGGGGTTCAGCGTGTAATACGTCCGCTTTGGAAATCCATTCGTTCCGCGCACGCAGAGATTGATCTTGCGGATCCAGCTTTCCTGCAGCTGCCCGGCCTCGTCGATGAACACCACGTCATATTCCGCGCCCTGATACTGCCCTAGATCCCCCTCGTTTGCGCAGTACCCGAAAGAGATCGTCGACCCGTTCGGGAAGCGAAACATTTTGTCCGACCGGTTGTATTTTGCGAACCCGGCCAGCTCCGCTGTCAGCTGCTCGATGTGGTTATTCTGCAGCTCCTTGTATGTCTTTCGGACGATCAGGATCTTAATGCCCGGATACCGGAATGCCAGCAGCTTTGACTTTGTCCGCACAGCCCAGCTCTTTCCGCCGCCGCGCGCGCCGCCATAGGCGATGTGCCGGTGTTTGTCCTTGAGAAAGAGCGTCTGCTTCGGCTGCGCCCGCCCGAGATCCAGCGTTCTCATTCGCTCGCGTCCTCCGCGTCACATTCCAGCAGCACACGCGGCGTCTGATCCTGCTTTTCGTCCCCGGCGTCTCTGCGATACCGGAACGCATACTCCAGCGCGAACTGCGCGCCCCGCTGAGAATCCCGGTCGAACAGTCTTTCGGCCGTATATTGTTCCACGCGCGTCTGCGCGCGCGAAATCGAGTCCATAAATTCTTTCCTGGCCTTGTAGTTATACAGGCTCTGCTTGCTGGAAAAGCCCAGCGCCAGCGCAAGCCCCGGTATCGTCGGCGGCTTCCGCCCCACCCAGACCGGAGTCCCATCTTTTTGGTTGAAAACGATGCGCCCGTCCTCATCCCGCAGGATCTCTCCCTTGCAGCTCTCAAAATACGCCTCGATCATTCCTTCGATCTGCTCCACGGATTCATACTTCGGTTTCCTCGCCATGGCTCACGCCTCCCTTCTGCTTTTCAGCATAGCGTATCCGGAAAATCTTTTCACCCCACGCACGCAGAATGAGCGCATACGGCGTTCCGCATGCGCTTCGGCTCTCATTCTGTTCTTTCGTAGTATCGGAGCTTCGCCGCCGCGATGCTGCACCGCACGTAGTCAAAGCTGGCGCAGTATCGCGTGATGTAGTCTGACGTCTCCCGCCGCTCAGGAAATGCGAGCACGCATTCTCCCTCGCAGCGTATCGTCTTTTTCCCGGCTGCCTGCCAGAATGGGCAGATATACTCCCTGTGCCAGTAGTCGCTCGTCCCTATCACCCTTTCGTTTTAAAACCTTACGCATATACAAGGTTTAATTTAAGCGGCTCCCGTTCCGCTTGTTCTCTGATCTTGGGTCGACTACATACTTATAATATTGATACCCGTACTTTGTCGTCCGGGCCTCTACGAGGATGTAACCTCGCGGGGCGACGGGCGGATGCTTGGGGCTGTACTCGCGCACGGCCTCGGTCGCAGGTTCCGGCTCCGGCCGGACGCAGCTGCGGCTGGCCTTGTACCTGTGCCCGCCGAATTCCTTTTTCCAGTGGCCGTGCAGGTAGTCGGCCAGCGCCTTATAATCCCGGCCGTGGTCGACTTTGTTTCCATTTTCGTCCATGTAATAGTTGTGTTCCCGTAAGTGTCGAACCTCGATCACGCTGCCGAGGCCCCAGATCCTGCCGATCTCATTCTCCGGAATGCCGTCCGAGATCATGTGCAGATGGAACCGGCTCGTCGACTTGCCCTGCCCGTAGACAATCACGATCTTGGCGTTTGGGTATTTATATAGTAGGCGGCGATAGAATCTGTTCCGAATCTGCCGCATTTCGGCAGCAGTATGTACCTCGTTCTCGGCGTCGAGCGTCAGCGTGGAATACAGGCTGGTCGGGCCGAAGTTGGCATTGACGAGCGCTTCCAGTTTCCCCTCGGAGATTTTCCGGTTGAATTCGTCCTGCTCTTCCCGCGTCTGGAACCGCGGCTTCTTCGGCCGGCTGGTCTTCGGATCCGTGCCGCCCGCCACCGTGTACACGATCTGCTCGCAGACCCTCCCGGAAAACTTCCGGCGCTTGTGCCTCTTTGCCATCATCCACACCTCTTTCTCCTGGGCGGACAGAGCCGTCCGCCCCTACAGGGCCATCTGCCCGCTCAAAGCGTGGCCGGAGATTCCGGCCACAGTTTCAACGGTCAGTTCGTGTATCCGCATGCCTTGCATGTGCATACGTCTGTCTCAGCGTCCCATTCGCAATCTGATGCCCCGCATTTTGGGCAGTGCCCCCACGCACCGCGCGCTCCTTTGGGATCTGGCCCCGGCCCATTCAGCTTTGCATACCACAGATCCCGCTTCTGGCCCGGGTCTTCCCAATGTGCGGTATGCTCACGATTGTCCCCGCGTTCCTCTCTAGCCTTCTCGATCCGCATTTCCAGACGAGCAAGCTTTTGCCTTCTGGCTATCTGCACTTCCACCGGAACACCGAACAGCAGCATCATTTCTTCCAGCGCGATCTGCACGTCCGCGATCTCCTCGGCGATCTCGTCGTGGTTGTCGATCAATCCATCCCCGAGGCCGCCCCGAGCTGCAAACGTCACCCGCTGCGCCTTGCACAGCTCCTTTGTCAGCTCTGCCATCTCTTCGATGGCTACAGCGACCTGCATATCGCCGCCGAATACCTCGATTGCGGCTCGATAGATTTTCGCTGTTTCAGTCATTCTGCGCCGCCTCCATTTCCTTGCGCTCTTGCATAAATCCGTGCAGGTAGAGCTGCAGGAGCTTCTGGGCGGTGTTGATGTACTTGTTGAGATCCTTCTTCCCGATCTGCAGTTTGCCTGTGGTTACGACGCGCAGGTCCGGCGTGCCGATGACCTGGATGCAGGCAGGCTCGTATTTCTGCGGGCCATCTTCCGTTATCTCAAACAGCGGAGGCGTCAGCTGGTCCATGGTGACGCGCGGCGGATATTTCTCATCCCGGAACTCGACGTACCAGCCGGCATCCTCCATGGACGTCTGGAATCCGCCGAGCTCGCCATAAAACAGCTCCATGATCTTTCCCATTGCGATTCTCCCTTCAAATTGTAAGTACTTCCCGCCTGGACTGGCGGGCAAATTTGCGTTCCGGGCAGAAGCGGCACTCGGTGCAGCTCCAGGCGCCGCGGTAGTTGTTGCGCGTCGGGCAGAGTGGGTTGTAACAGATCCCGGAGCCTGCCCGCTGCGGGCCGCGGCCGAATTTTTTCTTCTTCGGTTCGGCTTTTGGCTTTTTGGCTGGATCCTTCTTGGTGACGAGCGTGGCCGCGCGTTCTTTCCGGAAGCAGCCGCAGCTTTTTGCATGCCCGTTCCGGAGGTATTTTCCGTCCTTGCTGCAGATGGTCCCGCATTTACCCCGGCAGATCCAGTGTGCCGTGTCTCCTTTTTTGCTGGTATCCCGCCCGATGACGTGCAAATATCCAAAATCCGTGCCCGTCAGATCGACTACGTGTGACATTTCCATTCTCCTTTCGTCAGGGGCCGGTCTCCCGGCCCCTATGCAGGGCGGACTTGCACCGCCTGCGCCTGCGCGTCCCCCTGTCGCCGCAGACGAGCTGCCCTTGTCTGCTCAGACAGCTTTCCATAAGGAGGTAACACGATGCCGCCTGGCGATCCCGACACCCGGCGTGGGGTAACGTTTACGGTTCCCATCCGCGCGCACGTTCCACACGCGCTTTTTATCCCCGGCCCGCGGGCTTGAGGTTTCGCGGGCCGGGTGCAGAGCCGGGGTGATCCTCCCGCAGCCGTCTCATGGCGGAGCGGCCGCGGCATAAGTCCGAAAAAATATGGTTCCCGGCTGATTGCTGGTCTTAGTCCTCGGGCTGGCTGATGTCCTTGTGTCGCAGCCCGTCGGCGTTCTCGGTCAGCGGCAGCGCCTGCCGCCGCGCGTGCTCATCCGGGCTCCAGCCGCACCGCGCGCAAAGATCCGGCGCGAGCTTTGCATACGGGCAGGCATTGCCCTGCTTCGGCAGCCCGCATGCCTCGCGCGGGCTGCTCTCGTTTTTTTCTGGCATGTTAGACCTCCTGGATCTCGATCCCGAATTTTGACCGCATGAATTTGCGGTTCCGCAGGTACTCCTTTGTCCGCGTCGGCTTGGACTTCACATCTTCGACGACGAGCTTGCCGCCGAATTTGTACGAAAAGTCCGCCGTGTACCGCACTGCGCGGATGCGCTCGCCAGTCTCGGTGATGTAGCTCTCCTGCAAGGTGAATTGCGGCTGCAGCCGCAGGTCGGAGATGATCCCGGCCCGCAGCATGACCATCAGCTCGTCATAGCGCCGCGCCTCCTTCTGGCTGTCGAAGCGCAGCTCGCCGCGCGTATCCTTCCGGCTGCCGTACTTCGTCTTTCCATGGCTCCCCTTGTGAAGGGGAGCTGGCGCCGCAGCGCCTGAGAGGTCGATCTGCCGCCGTGCATAAATCTCCCGCATCCTCGGCGGCATGTCCGCCATGGATTCAAACCGCAGCCCGCTCATTTGTGTACTCCGCTGTGGCAAAAGCCGTCCGGTACCGTTGCGCTCAGCCCGATCCAGTGCCCCTCAGATCCTTGTGCATTTCTCGCGCACATATCGCGGCCAAGTACGATATAATGCTTTGCACAGTCCTTGCACCGCACCACCGGCGCAACGTCGGCGGCGGGCATTTCCCGAATTTCGGCATATGCGCGTTCCAACCGTGTTAGTGCCGTCATGCTTCCACCGCGTTCTGCTTTCCGTAACGCAAATAGCGCATCCTCGCGCCGGATATAATCAGCCATCCTTCTTGCCCTCCATTTCCTGCAAATCCTTCTCGGCTTCTTCGCGGCTCAAAAATACGGTTTTGCCGATGTCCTCTGGTCTGATCGTCCCGAGACCTAGCGTATTCAGCACAGTCCGCCCGTTCAGCGTGCTCACGTCCGATACGGTAAAACTATATACCCGCTTAACCGGGTGATTGCAGTATGTCCACAGTTCATCTCCCTGCCTGCACGGCAGCACGACCACGCGCCCGTCCTTGTCGGCCTCGGCAAGCTTGCGGAGGCGGCTAGGCTCCACGCCCAGCGCCTGCGCTTTCCGCTCAATGCAATCATCCATTGTCCGCCCTCCTAAATCAGTAGAATGTGCTCTAGGCCCTCCTCAAGGTCACAGTTCTCGGCAAATCGTTTCGCATCGTCCTCCGTGTAAACGTTTGCCAAATCCTCACGCGCTTTTGCGATGCGATCACTTATGGTTTGAATCTCGGCATCCAATTCTGCAAGAATCGCAAACAGTTCAGCCTTTTTCTTTTCAATATCCATCCTTTATCCCCTCCAATGCTTTCTCCGCCACTTCGCGGGTGAGAAATACGGTCTTACCAAATCCGTTTAGCGCTACGCCATACTCCCGCCCTCTGGCGCCTATTGGCTCAAGGCCAATAAAGCCGATTTCATTGCCCATACCAATCTGCTTGACCTCGCACTCGCTTATATGCTTATCCGTGTCCAACAAGGCGAACACCCGCTGGCCCACCTTGCACGGCAGCACGACCACGCGCCCGTCCTTGTCGGCCTCGGCAAGCTCGCGGAGGCGGCTAGGCTCCACGCCCAGCGCCTGCGCTGCCAGATTTATCATCGTGTCCTCCGTAAATGGAGCCTTGATTTCCTCCGGCGTCAGCCCTGTGTCCTCGTAGTCCGCGAGTCGCTCACACGCCGCTATTTCAAACGGGCAATCCTCGATTTTGCACCCGCTGCCGTAGCACGGTTCTTTGAAGCAGCGCGGATAATAGGCGTGTTTATGCGATGATTTGTTCCATTCAGTCAGTCGTTCCATCACGATCCTCCATAGTTCTTGTGCTTGCGCCCGCTGGAATAGCCGCGATAAGATGAATAAAACCCTTGTCCTTTCGCCCGATCTTCGGTTGCCCAGATATATACAGTCTTAAGCGGGTTGTAGTACGTCTTTCCCTCCAATTCTCGCTGCTTGATGCGATTCGTGTAAAATTCAACAGCATCGTAGCCGAACTTGTCACGTAGCATCTGTAAATTAAGCCCTCGCGGGATTTCAACGTATCTATCCAGCATCTTTGCGTTCAGCCTCCAATCATTTCCACGCCCAGTTTCTGAAATCGACGCACCCCATTTAGTCAGTCGTTCCATAGCTCTTCCTCCACGTACCGCCAGCTCTGCGGCGGGCGGGTGATTGGCACCGGTTCTGCTCCGAATTTTGTCTCCCGCAGGCCTGTAAACTCCCACAGATCGCGCGGGTGATCGTAAACGCGCAAATCTGAGATGTGCCAGCCGTATAACCCATGCGCACCATTTGCGTATTTTCGCATTTCCGCAGCAGACAAACATGTGTGTAAAACATCATCCTCGTCCAGCCAAAATCTGCTGTTTGAAAAAAGGTTCGTTACCCTGTTGCAGGTAAATTCACCGATGACCTTGCCATTCCCCCGATATGCTCCGCCGCATTTAGCAGCCTTGAAAACATCCGCTATTTTATCAGGACAGAGAGACCGTTCCCTTTCATTCAAAATCCAAAGCATATCAGCGCTCTGCGTGCAGTAGATGTAGCACTTAAACGGCAGGTTCATCTTCGGGCGCGTCTTGCGCACCTCGATCGTCTTCTCTCCGCTTATGATCTTCTCGCACCACTTCGGGCGGATGCTGATCAAAACAGCTTTACTCATGCTCTTGCCTCCTGTTCCAATTCTGCGCGGAACCGTTGTTCCAGTTCAAACACGCCGCGCGGCTTGCCTTTGTAATAGCCTTTCATTGGCCTGTCTATTTTCCGTTGCAGGTCTTTCAGGCGCTCCCAGTATTCCGGCAGGTAAATATACATATTCCGCAGTTCCCGCAGGTTCTTGTTGCAGCAGCACCAGCACGAAACACGGTCCAGCACGTCATAAAGGCGGATCGTGCCCTCCAGCCACGAAAACCCGTTTTCATAGCAATATGCCAGGGCGTCTGCTTCCTGCATACCCCACTCCGCCAGCGGGTGCAGCTTATACGGCTTCCGTTCTTTTTCCAGGCGCGGCGTTTCGTCGGCAGCTATGCCAACGTAAACCATAGCGTCCCGCGCCTCCGCGTACCTGTCTATGGCTTTCAGCTTCCCCGTGGTTCCCCAGCGGCAGAGGCCGCCACACCAGCCATAACCTTGGTGTGTGCCTTTCTGCTTACTGCAAACCGGCCTTTCCAGCATATCGAACAGGAACGGGTTTTCCGGCTCCAGTCTGGTGTACTTGATCCCCAACTGCTCCAGGCGGTGCAGCATTTGATCCCGCGTGTGGTAAATCGCCTCGAACTCCATTCCGGTGTCGTAGAAAACCACCTCGTTCAGCGGGTAGCCCTTGGCAATCAGCGTTAGGAGCATGGCCAGGCTGTCCTTGCCCCAGCTGACGCTTGCAATATGCCATTTCATTCCGTTTTTTCACCTCCGAACGCCGCCAGGTCGAAACAGGTCTGTTTCCCAACGTACTGGCACCACGCCCATT